TTACATAAATATATTTTTTTAATATATTTAATTCTTTTATAGATGTTTCTAAACTCTCTATATTTGCTTTTATTTCTATCAAAAGTTGGTTTATATCTACTTCATAAGGCACTTCTAAATCTTCAACTGCTTCTAGTTGTTTAGAGAGTGAATCTATTTGTTTTAATGCAAATTTTAAATTATTTACAGTAGTTTTAACTTTTGTTAAATCTATTTGCATAATAACCTCACCCCTATTGTTCTATTAAATCAAATTTAACATCTTTCCAATACCATGCACCAGTATCTGTTCTAAACTGTGTTCTATGAATGGCTCCTACATATACAGTTTTAGAATAAGTAACATCATTATCTTTGTAGGTTATAGGAAAAAACATAGTAGATGTTCTTATTATAGCTCTCAGAGTATCATATTCTGATTGACTTAATACTGCATATCTTAATAAAAATTTGTTTTTAGCTGCTATATAATCCATATGCATTTTACCATCAGCAGTTCTACCTGATTTAGATAGATTATATTCCTCAATTATAAATTCAGTCGGAGTTTTTACAGTAGTACCACTTAATGTTATTAATTGAGCCATTAGTAATCAGCCCTCCTTTTACCCTCAGATTTACGTATCATAAAGAGTTCTCTTTCTAAATTAATTAATCCACGCCTATCTAAAGGCACAATTACATATTCATTAGCAACATTAGGTGTAGCTGTTTCAGTTCTATTATTTATTAAGTCAGCTAACATATTGGCAAAAGGTGCAAGTGATTGTTCATTTAAAGGAGCAATCATTTCTTTTGTACCATGTTCACCTACTCTTATTATCTGGTCTTTATACACAACTGCTCCATATTGTGCTCTTCTTGCAACAGCTAAAGGTCCTTTCCCAACATATGGAGGTACCGTAGGAATCTCCACATTTGCTGTAACTGTAGGTGCATCTATATGTGGAATATTTACTTTGACATCTATAACAGGTTTAAAATTTTTAAAAATTTCATTCATAGCATCAATTGCTTCTGTAGCTACTTTTTTAGCTGCTGTTACTATATTATGTTTTTCATCAAGAATCATGTCATCCCATAATTCAATTGTTTCTTTAATAGGCTGTTCACTCTTCTTAAATTCTTCTACTATAGATTCTTGTATTTGATTAACTTCATTTATTGCAGGTCCTTCTGTTTCATCCAATGTAGTTATTATTGTAGTCTGCATATTATCTAGTGATTCTTCAGTAGCTTTTTCTAAATTTGAATATGATGTATCAAATTGTGTTTCAATATCAGATAATCCAGAAGGAAGTTCAGTATCATTTAATTCTCTGAAATAATTATTATAATTAGTCATAAGTTCGCCTAAAGATTCTTTTGTATTAGTAGCTAAATTAGAATATGAAGTATGAAATCTGCTTTCTATTAATGCCATTTTTGGTGGTAATGATTTATCCATAACATCTAAACTATCTACAACTTCCCTATTAATTTTAGCCCACATTATAGCAGTTTCTCTTGAAAGCCCATCCCCATATTCTCGGTGTATTTTTTGAATATCTTTCCAATAAAGTTCGAATTCTTCTATTGACATTCCAAGATATTTTGAAAATATAGTAACAAGTTCTTCTCCAGTACCTTCCCATATTTTTTTACCATCTTTATCCCACCATGTTACCCAAGTTGAACTTATATCTGCTAATCCTGGACCCCATATTGCTACCAATTTAGCTATAGTGCCATCCCATTCTTTATATATATCTGCTCCAAATTGTTGCCATATAGGAAAAGTTTTATCATAAAAATCATTAGATTCTATAAACATTAATTCTGTAAAATCTTCTCCAGTTTCAAGTATTGCTTTTAGAGATTTTTGTATTTCTTTTTCTGCATCTTTATAAAATTCACTTCCTGTAATAGACTGAGATAACTTATAGGCTTGAGCTTTGTCTACTCTTGCCAATAAATCATCCATAGCTCTGTTATAACTGTTAATAAAGAATTGTGCGAATTTACTATTCTGATATGGTCCTAAAAATCCAAGTAAGTCTTGCAAAAACATTCTACCTACAGATATTAAAACTCGAGTTAAACCTAAATTTAAAGCAGGTTCAAGTCCTGAAACAATTGCAAGACCCACCATTTTACCCATCTGCATACCTATATTTGACCATTCTACTGCTATTCTTAATAACATTCCTGCTATAGTTGCAGATACAGCTATTAATCTATCTATACCATAAGCACCAATTGATTTGGTTATAGCTTCAACAAATAGTGCCAATGTATTAGCCACTTTAGGAGTAATTAAGAAAATTGTTTCTGTAATCATTTTAGGTACATAATAGGCTAATTTTTTTATAGTTGTTAATATAGGCTCCCATAATGTAGGTAGAGTCTGTAGCATTTTGCCAGATATAAGAATATAAGCTTCTTTGAAAGCATTACCAATATTTTTTAAAACATTCCAAATTAATTTACCTGTTCTTTTAAGTATTTCTACAAATTCTTCCCAAGTAAATTGAAAATCTTCAATTTTAGGAATTAAATCTTCTAAGGCTGCTCCTATCCCTCCTATATCTCCTATAGGTGGAATATCTTCAAATTCTGGAAGTTCAATACCTCCAATATCTCCCATTCCAGCAGCATCTAATTTTTCTGGAATTTGATATACTTCATCAAAACTTGCTATAAAAGTATCTTTTATTTTTTTACCTGCTTTTTCAGCAGCATCAGATGTATCTTCAAAACCTTCTTCTATATCAGAAAAATCCACATCATAAATAGAGGAATCCATAGCTGCTTTTGCAGCAGAGATACTTTCAGGAATTTGTATACCAAATACTTGAGCAAATTTGCTTCCAAAATTAGTAAGTGCATGTCTTACTTTAGGAAACGCTAAAGTTAATCCTCCAAGTAAGCCAATAAGTGCAGCTATAAGATATATTGCTCTGATTAAGTTAGGTTTTATTAATGTTTTTATAAGCTTAACAAAAGATAATATAACTGATGCTAATGTAAACATTGCCTGAGCAGAAACTATAGCTACAGCTATGCCAGCAATAGCTGCTGTGAGCATTCGTAAAGCAGGTACTGCTTGTAAAGATGCTCTTGCTACTGCTTCAATAATTCTAAAGAAAACAGCAAAACCAGTAGTAGTAAAGCGTGCAACTGTAAGAGTTATCCTTAAAAGTTCAGCTCTTACAGGTTGAAGTATATGCCATAATTGTGCAAATGACCTGCCTAATTCTCTTATTGCTGCAATTAATTGATAAACTATAAGTGCTATTTCATCTGGAAATAAAGTCAATAGCATAGCTTCAATTCCACTAGATTTTAATGCTTTTCTTGCTTCAAATAAAACATCTCTAATTCCTTTTAAACTATCTCTAATATATGCAAAAAGCCCTTCAGATAATTCTTGTCCTATAAATAGTAAATTATCTTTAATTGAACTTATCAAACCTTGAGTAGTCATTTCCATTTTATAGGCAGCTTCTTCATAATTTTCTCTTACCCATTCAAAAATAGCAGTCAAACCTTCTTTAGCTGAAACATAAACATCACCTAAATCTTCAGCAGTAATACCTAATTTTTCCCTTAAAATTTTATCAATAGGTAAAATTTGCCCTATCTGTCTTCTTGCTTCTTCAGCTACTAATCTTCCTTTAGCAAGTACTTGCCCTAAAGCCATAGCTAAATGATTTATTTGGTCAGTAGTAGCTCCTGTAGCAGCTCCCATATCAGCAATTAGAGATACCATAGGCAGTACTTGTTTTTCAGTAAATCCATATCTAAAGAACATTCTGGCAGCAGAAGCAACATCTCGGAACTGGTAAGGAGTACGTGCAGCCATATCTTCCATAGCATCAGAAAATGCTTTTATATTCTTGGAATCTTCTAAAAAATATTCTAATGAAATATGTGTAGTTTCAAGCAGTTGATTAAATTCCCAAAGAGATGAAATTGATTCTCTTATAGGAGTTAAAATACCTCTATATATAAATTGTGACATTAAAATACCAGTTGCTACTCTAAAAACATCTTTTATACTGGTATAAACATTCCAAACTGAGCTATTAAAATGACTTAAATTCAATCGGAGTTTTTCTAAGCTACCAGAGAAACCAGTAAGGGCTTTATTTGCTTTCGTGGCTGCATTTCCTGTAGCTCCAGAAACTTTTTTGGATGCATCCAATAATCTTTTCTGTAGCTGTTTAATTTGTGCTTCTGCTTTTGTTATTCTAGCAGTTACATCAATATATACTTCACCTGCACTAGCCATAATATCTCCTTAAAATATTTGGTCTATATAACCAGTTGGTTTGTTTTTATTCCCCTCACCTGAATAAATTTCATAATGAATTTTAAATAAAGCATTAACCTCCCTTGGAGTACTATTCAAAAATTCTTCATCTGACATATTAAGTATTGCTTTTGCAAAATATTTAATATATCTCCAGTCCCAACCTGTATCTTTTTCATCGGTTGGGACTGGTATTAGTTTTTTGGTTGCTCTGCCGTTCCTTCTTGATTCTTATTTGAATCTTCTGCTTGAGGCAAAGATGCTGTTAAAGTAGAGGTAATAGTTTCAATAATATCCGTTATATTAGCAAGCGTTATCATATTACCAACTTCTACTTCTGTTAATTCAGGCTGAGCAGACATTAATCCTGCCCAAAGGAATTTCCGCAATGCTTTTAAGCCCATTTTTCTTTTCTGTTCTTCTTTTTCTTCACCTGTTTTTTCGTCTATAACTTTTACCATAACAGGTTTTCCACTTTCATCTGTAATAGGTTTTCCACGCATAGCTTCTAAAGCATCATCAATTGAACCAAATTCTTCTTCAAGTTCAATAAAGGAATTAATAGTAAATCTAATAATAAACTCTTTGCCATCAATATTTATTTTAGATTCCTTAGCTTTTATATCTTGTGCTCCACTCATAGTTGACCTCCTTTATGAGTTACACAGTTATTAAATTTTAATTAAGGTGCATCAGGACCATCAGTAAACCAATTAGTTCCAGTAGTCTCTTCGAATCCAGTTTCATCTGCATCAGCCATTTTAATCCAATTATCGTCATATTCTCTCTTACAGAATTGACCTATAATTGTAGCTGTCTGGAAGTTTACTGAGTCATTCTTAGTTTCATGGTTCAATTCACCTTCTCTGAATTTACCTTTAAGCAACCATACATATCTATAATGACCATTAGATTTCAAAGATTTAAAACCTATAGCTACCCAAGGTGGGGTATCATTTGCACTCTTATACATAATACCTGCACTTGGAGGAGTATGTCCTAAAAGAACTGCCATTTGTTCTAAAGGTAAGTCTGCAACATTAAGTTCTAACTCAATTTGACCTAAAACAGCAGATGTTTCTATTGGTCCATCATCTGCAAATAAAGTCTCTGAACTTGAATTAGGATTAATATTAGCAGTAATTGCTCCAACAATTTGTACAGGAGTTCCATAGATTGCTCCATCAGATGCATCAGAAGTTAAGGTAGCATAGTATAAATCTTTTAAACCTACTCTTATACCATTTAGTGCCATAATTACTCACTCCTTTCTTATTCGTCTCTATAAGTTACAATACTTAAAATAAATAGAAAAATTGACCTATAAGATTCATCACGCCTTAGAAATCTAGGATTTCCTCTGGCAGTAATGATAGCCCATCTGGAAGAAGTCAAATTAACTATTCGGACATCACTTTCTGGTTTATATATACAGTTATATAATGTCCATATATTACTGCGAGCTGTTTCATAATCTGTATTACGTACCGTTACTTGAACAGAACGGTTAGAAACATCACTTGTAAAAGAAGGAATTCCTTCAAATTCAAGCAATCCTACACAATTATCTGGTGAATCAGGTAAATTATCTCTAAATATGTCAGTACCATCTGCTGTTACAACAGATGTATTATTAATAAAGAAGTTAGCTAAATCTAATAATAAGTTTTTAGCTGTCATCTTGCTCTAAACCTCCTTACCCTTATACCAACATATTTAGTAACCTTAGCAAGAAAATCCAACATTTGCCTTTGAAAAGGGTCAGAAAGAAACTTCCATTTACCGTATGGATGATAATTTCCACCTCCTGGAGGTGTTCCTGGAATATCATGTACTTTTTCTGCATATTCAGAAGTTAAATCACCTGTTTCTGGATTTCTTTTATCAATCCTACCTGCATAACCTGCATGAATATGTATTGAATCTTCTGTTACTTCAGGGTCATCAATAGCAGCGGTAGATTGCAAAGTTCCAGTACGAAATGGAGTTTCCCATCTACTTTCAGCCATGATGTTGTTAGTAACTTCAAGTAATCCTTCTTTAGTGCCTTCAGTTATAGCACCTTCTTTTAATTTTTCTAAATTATTAATTACTTTGTTTATACTAGCAACATTCCATTTTATTTCAATCATAAGAACACCACCATATAATCTAAGTTTCCTTCTTCATCATAATAAGACTGTATTGATAATACTGGTCTATTTCTTCCATTAACTACAAATTTGTCTTTTGTTGTAATGTTTGGAACATAACTATTTTCACCATCAAGATATAACCTTTCGGTTGATATTACTTCATTAACATTATCTACTTTTACTAAAGTACGTTTACCTTCAATGTAGCAGGAAAGAGTAACTCCATCTTCATAAGTTACCTTTCCTGCTCCATCGCTAGACCTGAACTTATAGTAGGTGACATTAACATTTAACCAATCGGTAAAATATTGCATAGTTTGTCCCATAGCTAAATCCCCTTAGTCATTGTCCATCATACCTTTATCGAATATAGGTTGTTTTAAATCAGAATCATCTTCAAATACATCCTCTTTAGCTTCAGATATTCCTCCAACATATGGTTGAGCATACATATATGCTTTTCTTCGGAAATCTTTAGCCATAGATTTGTACTTTTCAGCTTTATCTGATAAATCAATCCTCAACGGACCTAAAGACCGTGATACAGCATCAGCATATCTGGTAGCTAATTGTTCACAACATAATGCGGCTGCTCCATAGATTGAACCTTCTTCATTATAGGCATATGTAATTTCAGCATCTTGGAATTTAGCACTAGCTTCTACAGTATCACCAATCAGCCAACGTATTTTCTCTATGGTACTTGCACTAGGGTCTCCTGTCCAAGTAAAAGCCATAATACTTCAACTCCTACTCAACTATGCTATTAAAGAAACCACCTAGGTCTGAAGAAACGAGTTCACAGGCAAAAGCCATTTCGCCTTCAATCCTTGTAGTTCCTAAACCTAACCAGTCCATAGGAATTTTTGCTATTCTGTTTCCAAACATACCTGCTCCAGCGAAGCCTTCACCTATCCATGACATTATATAGCCAGCAGAAGGTGTTCTTAGTGCTGGTCTTGGAGGTACATAAGCCAATAGTGCATGTTTACCCATGATGAAATCAGTTGACTCTGTTCCACCCTGAGCTGCACTATTCTTAACTGCACTTGCTACAACAACTTTCTCTACATCAAATAAAGTAGCTAACAAGTCCGCAGTTACAACTCCCTTTTGGGTATATTTGATTCTATCCAGAATATCTGAATGATTTCTTAGTTCCTTATATACGTAAGGACCTAAAGCTAACACATTAGGCTTATAACCTGTAGCTGCTTGAATAGCAATTTGCATATCTGATATATCCCCTATAGGGTCTGAACTTGATGAACTCCAATACTTTCTAGTAGTACCTGAAGTTGTAGCTCCTCCAGTATATTCTGTTCCCCAAATACCAGAAGCGAAAAATCTGGTCGCCCATTCAATTTCCCTCTTGAGTAGTAATTTTTGGGTTAAGAATATTGTAGCATCCTCGTCAGGAGATAAAGGATTATCAGAATTGGCTCTATCTTGTGCTGTAACATCTTTATGGTAAGCCCAAATATCGCAGTAGTAGCTAGGAGTATTATCTATCCTGTATCCACCACCTGCTGATTCATTACCATAAACTCTTTTTCTAGCTTCATCACGGTACCAATCTTCCCTGAAATATACGAAATATCTATCAGACTGTTTCTGAACAGGAACACTAGGGAAAACTTTATCCGAAATGAAAGCACTTTCTTCTTGTATCCATGCAACACTTATATTAGTTAACGGTTTATTTACATGAATATCTGAAAATGTAGGATTTGGCATTTCTTCTCACTCCTTTCATTGTTTAAATTTTACTAACTTGCTTTAACTAACAATACCGAGAATAATTGACCATCGCCTCCGCAGCTTGTAATTGCGTAGCCAACTACCCCTCCAGAAACATAAGTTACCAATTTACCTCCATCACCTATTCCAACTTTTGCTCCTGCATCTATTGATTCTCCACCTACTGCTTTGGTTACTCCCTTAAATCCAACAGAGCAGGCATATCCTGCTGTATCAGGTGCATCTTGGAGAATACCAACGCATTCATCTCCAGCATCACTAGCTAAAATTACTTGTTCACTGGCGTTTATCTGTACTGGATAATACTGATAATCACTCAAATCTCCAGCAGCTTCCGCAGAGAAGCTTTCTAAAGCTATTTCAATTGCGTGTGACATAATTTACACCCCTTTCTCTTCTTCATATTGTTTATAAAGTTCTGGTTTTGCTTTAAGCAAGTCTCTATACGCTATTTCTTTGGTAATGCCTTTTTCTTTTGCTAATTTTTCTGCTTCTTCTTCTAATTTATTTAAAGCTTCAGGACCATCTGCATTTACTTGGTTTGTACCTTCTTCTTTAAATATATCACTTTGCTCAATAGCTTCATTAGCAGCTTTCAGCACTCCCATGAGTTTATCATAGTTTTCTTTAGAGACTTTTTCTTCCACTTCCATTAGAATTGAACCTAACTCTTCAGGATTTTCTGACATTTTGTTTAGAGGTTCAGCGATTTTTATAAATTGAGCTTTTCTTATTTCTTCTCTTGATTTTTTAAGCTCTTCAGCCTTTTTAACTGAATCTTCCTGCAATTTCTTAATATCACTCTGCATTTTCTTGAACATTTCAGCTACTTTAGGGTCGGCTGATTTTAATAAATCTTTCACCTCATCCTCTTCAACTTTTTCTTTAGATTCTTTTTTCTCTAACTCTTCCAATTTCTTCTTTAACTTAGTGACCTCTGATTCAGTTTCTTTGATTTTATCCTTTATAAGTTTGGCATTTTCTTCTGGAAGTGTTTTTAGAAACTCTTCATATGTCATTTTTTTCACTCCTTTCATATCTTTGTTTTCTTTTTTATCGACATTAATCTTATTCTTATTTTCTTGACCTCCTTCATTCTTAAATAATACAACTTTTGCTTTTTTGTTGTCCCCCTTATCTACAACATCAATTCTGTCAATGAAAATATCCTTTAAGCTCTTCATGTTATATTACCTCCTTTCCAGATTATTCTCTGTCCATTTTAGCCCCACATTTTGGACAGGTTATATCATAACAGGGTTCACCAGTTTCATGTGTCATTTTATATCCACATTTGGGGCAAACACATAAACCTCCAGGACCCTTAGCATCTCCACCCATTCTCCCTAGTCCATCTTTTAATAAGGACTCATCTATTTCCTGTTTTATAGCACTCCCTTGAATAGAGAACATTGGACTTTTCATAGATTTTATAAAGTTATAATCTTCATCATTGGGAAAGAAAAATCCAACCCATGCTCCATGTGGAAGAGTACCTTCAGGAATATTTAATGCATCCATTTTCTCTTTGGAAAACACCATAGATTCTACCAAAAATCCTTTAGCTTTTCCAAGATGCATAAAACCACTTTCTCTAAAAGCTAAATTAAAAGCATATATTCCGTTTTCAAAATCATAAAAATCTTCTTTGAGAACTGTTTCACCACTATGGTCAACTAATTGATTACCTTTTTCATCCTGAGCAATATAAGCCCAACCAAAAACTATATTCTGCTCATCATTGAAGTTCTTAGCCACAAATTCCATATCTATGTTTTCTTTTTCATCTTTGGCAAATTCTTTTATAGTTTCTTTAATAGAACCGCCTTCGATAGCTACGCCTTGAAGAATTGCTTTTCGTTTAGCATTTTTCCTGGATGCTTCATTTCCAGGAGTATATGTATAACATTTACCTGCTTCACCCCATCTATATCCAGGCTTATTATTTTCATAGCAATTTTGTATAGGCATTATTTCATCCCCTCACTTTCATAAATTTGATTATAAGGTTTTTTATCATCTGTTTGATGGTCTTTATATTTTCTAGGAGGCAGCTTATCATCATCATTACCCTTATTTCCTGTTTTATCTTGCATAGCAAACATATCTTTTGTATTATCAGGCTTTGGAAGTCCAAGACATGAATAAATATAAGCTGCAACTTTTTCATTTGTAAAGTTAAAGCCCATTCCAGTCATTCTTTCCATAGCATCTGCTAGTTGTACCATATCTGGTGCTTCAATCTCGCCAGGTACGATTTTTGGAAAATCTGTATAATTTACAAAAGAATTAAGCCTTATTAATCTTGGTATTGCATATTTATTTATAATAGTAGCAATATTTTGTGCTTGAGCTTCAAGAGCTGAAGCTAAAAGTGTCTTTTTTATATTTGCAAGTGCAAAACTTCCAGTTCTTTCTGTTCCAAGCATTAAAATATCTGCTAAAACTGACATTGCTATTCTCTGGTCGTATCTATTTATAATTTTAGTAGTATCAAAAGACCTTGATTTAGAACCGCTAGAAGATAACAATTCCAATTCATAGCCAGCAGGGAGAATTACCCCTTCATTTTTATCACGTCTAATATTTGAAATTAATTTTTCAAGAGCAGTTTTTAAAGCAACTGCATCAGAATTATTAGTATTCCAAATATCAACTCCCTCAGGAACTTTAATAACAGGCATCCCTGCAAGGTCTCTTTCAACACCAATTCCTTCTATTTCTTCAAAATGTTTCTTAAAATACCAACTACGATAGGCATTTCTTAAAATACTTCTACCTTCTGGATTGCCTCTTTCGCCCGTAGTCCTAAATAAGAGTGATTTTTCCCAAGGAATTATCACCGCAGTAGGTTGTGTATATGCCAATTGCTCCATTCCTATAAGCCTATCTGGATTATCAGGTTCATCAAATACCCAATTATTCCACGTATCTTGGCTTCTCCCTGGAATTTTAGCCCAACCAATCCTGCCATCATTGTATTTTGAACTTTTATCAGGATTTCTGTTATAGCCATTGCGTTTTTTATACACTATTTCATGCCATGACCATCCATATCTAAGCATTGAAAGAGCTTCTGTTATTAAATCTTCCCAGGAATGGCTCATATCATGCATATTTTCAAATACAAAATTAGCTATTTGCTTATCTACTCTTTTAGTTCCTCCAGGTATAACATCCCAAGGTGTTTTTCTAATAAGCATGTCAAAAATAAACAGGAGTGCTCCAATAGTGGCATCATTTAAACTCATTTCTTTATAAACTTTTAAGCATGCAGGCATATATAATGCATAAAGGAACTCTTCATAGATAGTGCCTCCATATCTTTTCAAACCAGTTGAGCCTACTTCAGAAAAAGCATATACAGGTGTAGATTTTTTCTCAATTCCTTCTAAATCTTTCAAATCAAAATTTGCTATTGTTTCATTATTTCCATTACTCATAATACCTCCTAAGCTCCACTCCAGTATGAATTACTGCCTGAAGAAACTGAAGTTGGAAAAACAGAGTAACTAACATAATGTTTTAATTTATCATATCCACCACTAAATGCGTCAATTTGCCCCTTTTCAGACCCTGGATTGCCAAAAAGTAATGCATCTTCCAGAAAACTCTCATTCCAATGACCTTTTAAGAGCTTAACTTTACCTCGTTCAACATCTGCTGCTGTCCTTTGTGCCCTAACTAACTTTGGTTCGGTTTCCTTTTTTGAACGGACAGTAAAACCGTTTAAAAGGGTACGTAAATGCTCAATATATCCTTTTGAATGGCTTCCAGGTTCTTCTTCAAACCAAATATCGGTCTTATAACCGTCTAATTGAGCAGTTCTTAAAATTAATTGCTCAACTTCTAAACTAGTTGACTTTATTTTTTGCATATCTTCAATGAAAAATTCATCTCCCATGTTGGATAACAGGCAACCGCAAGTAAATGATGGCGTATAGCCTGTTTTTGTATATTCTTTAGCTTTGGTGGCTGCAAGGTCCCAATAACGAATTCTGCGTTTATATCCTGGTGGAAGTTCTTCTATTATAGGAAACCACTCTTTTTGAAATACCAGACCACCATGTTCGATTTCCCAATTACCTTCCATAAGCTGTGCTCTGGTGACAGGGTCAAGTTCCATCAGGTTTTCAATATAACTTTCTTTATCCAAATGTGGATTATCATCTATTATAGCAGGGATAAATACCCTATGGTTTTTGAAACCGTCAACCAGAAACCGCTTTTTAACCCATTTGTGTCCTATATTTCCAGGGTTGGAAGCTGCCCTAACCCTCAATGGAACATTAATCTGATATTTAGTTCTTCTATTACGTGAAAACATATATAAATAGTCTTCAAGGGTAAACGCAGTTGCTTCATCAAAGCCAATATAATGAAAAGCCGCTGACTGGTATCGGTGCTTATCCTTTGGCGTGTCCAAATATCCAAAAGTTAGTTTAGCTCCGCTTGGGAAAATCCATGTTTTCTTCCTGTCGGACCATCTCACCTCTTTTTTAAGCTTGTAAGGCGTCAACCATTGGCTGGCAACATCCATCAAAGCTTCAGGGAGTTCCAATTCCGAGAATGTTTTCCTAAAAATTATAGCATTATAATGAGGAACGTCTACATACTGCAATGCTGCCATGAGAAGTGCAATTGATTTGCCTCCTCCAGCAGCTCCTCCATAAAATGCTTCCCTGTTATCTAAAAGAAGAAAGGCTGTCTGCTTGGGAGTTGGCTCATATGGAATATATTTAGTCAATTTTGGGGTCAGCAGTTTTGAAAGACTGGAAATCTGCTGACTAGAAAGTTCTGAAACTATCACCCTTGACATATTTTCAGCCTCCTTCTATTATTATTAGCCATTTTCAACCTCCATTTCGCCTAAATTCTGGTTTTTGACTGTTTTTGGCGGTTTTCAGCGGTTTTTTGGCGGTTTTCAGCTATTTCTTGGTAGTTTTTAACGGTTTTTTGAGGAAGTGCATTGTTCATAGTAAGGACATCTACAACTTCCTGAAGCCTGGAAACCTCTGCTTTTTCAAGTCTTGGACCTACATTTAAGGTCTGATTAGTCTGATTTTTAGTATTTATATTAATAACTTTCTTAATTGGGGTGACATCTTTCTCTGTGATAGGCTTATCAGGGGAAATTCCCAAAGAAAGTCGTTCAAATTTAATTGCAGTCTCCAAAAGGTCTTTAAGTTCTTTAAGACTGGCAGTAGTTAAGAGGTTGTGCTCTTTCCATTTCTTTATTTCTTTTAATACAATATCAAAAAGTTCTTCAGCAGCCTTTTTGTGCCTGCCTTCCATAGCTACAATAGCTTTGTTTCTCTCTTTTTCAAACTGGACTTCCTGATAACGGTCATAAGCTTCAATCCTAAGCTGCCAATGATAGATTTTAGAGAGGGAATGAACAAAGGCTGTAGGAAGGTTATTTTCTTTAGCAATTCTGCTTAAAGACCTTTTATCCTGTAACCTATAAGCTTTAAATAATTCATAGTGGTCTAAAGGCTCACAATCAAGGCGTTCCCAAATGGGGAGACCGTCTACAATGGGGAAAGAATCAATATAGTCTATTTTTTGAGTTATCTGATTTAATGGAGGTATATCTCCATCAGGCATGGAGATAGCGTCAGGTTTTATATAACCTGTAGGTCCAAATTGGTTGGAAGGAATGCCAGATTGAAGCATAGAAATAGTTTCTCCAAGCCTTGAATAGTATTTTAGCCTGGTTATCTCTATTTCTTGGTTACTTTTTTGTATAAAATTATTGTTACGTATAGTAGTTTCACCTCTTTTATATAAGTTTATATAATAAATGTTTCAATCTTTCAGCTTAAACATATCATTAATGTAGATATTTGTCAAGTATTGTGGTAAAATATTATTGCAGACGCCAGTCTGCCCTCTACTGGTTTTCCCCCAACCTCCCAGGTTGGGGGTTTTTTCTT